TTGTACTCCGTATATCCTTTTGATTTACAAGTTGGAGATACAACTTTTTTTACTTGATAGTCATGTCCTAATTTTTTTATTGTCTCTTTATATGTATCACTACAATTTTTACACTTATAATTTATATAGCCATCAGAAGTGCAAGTTGCATCACTTTTCATCCACACTTCATATTCATGTTCTGTTTCCCCTTTTTTTGTTTCACCGCAATTTTCACATGTATATGTAATCGTGCATTTTTCTTTCTTTCCGTTATCCCATTGATGCGATTTATATATTGTATATTCCACCGCCCCTTTACTAATATCATTAACATATACACTAACCGCTTTTTGCCCTGTTGTCGTAAATGTCAGAGTATAATATTTTGTATATGATGATAGACCACCAAGTTGAATAGATGTGTAACTCGAATACTCATACTTAAATCCAGAATCATCGTCACATTTTAATGTAATTGTGTCAGATTCCTTACATGATATCCCTAATGATATTTTCCCATCCATACATCCTTTTTTTATTTCCGCCGCATAACTCCGTATCTGTACTGACGTTACTAAAATACAAATGATAAGCATAGTTGGCAGTATTTTCTTTTTCATATAAAACCTCCTTTAATCCACGTTTATAGTAGTATAATAATATTACTACAAACATGGATTGAGGTCAAGCATATAATGGTCTGCCAGTCCTATTCTTGTAATCCCTGTTTGCGTCTGTTGTGATTCTGACAATATCTCCCTCATTCACACCCTCTACATAAAGCGGAGTGCCTGTGTTTGAGTTGTTCAACTTATTGATGGACGCTACAAGATGTGTCAGTACAGGGTTCATGGTATTAAATACTGCGTCTGATACACCAGCAGACACTGATTTGATGATTTGGTCATTATTTACTACTGTCGCTCTATTCCCTTGTCTACCAATCAATTCAGCACGACCATTTTCATTAGCATAAAACAATTCTCTTGATCGCGGATAACCACCGCTTTCGTACCCTGTTATTTTAGGTATCGTTGCAAGTTTTATCTCTCCTGCTTTTATTACTGTCTTTCCGCCAATCTTAAAATCTTTCCATTTAATATCTAAAATGTCATTTATTTTATCTATTATTTTATTTACGGTATCTACAACAGGTTTTAACCACTCTTTTATCTTATCTTTTGCAATTCCGGCAAATTTTATTGTAGGAAGCTTTACATTATTATTCCACCATTGTTTAGCACTCTCCCATTTTTCTTTTATTGCCGATTTTATGCTGTCAATAGATGGTATTTTTATTTTGGGTAATTTATCAACAACGTGGTCGTTCCACCACTGTTTAGCCGCATCCCATTTTTCTTTTATATTTTCTTTAATATCACCTATCTTCATTTTCAAATTAAGTGCTTTATCAGACCACCATGCCTTTACATCTTCCCACCATAGCTTAAATGCTTCTTTCCATTCTCCTATTCCTGTCTTTATTGTAAGTCCTTTATCTTTCCACCATGCCTTTACATCTTCCCACCATAAATTAAATCCCTCTTTCCATTCTCCTATACTGGTTGATATAGAAAGTGCTTTATCAGACCACCACGGCTCTACGTCATTTACCCACCAATCAGCAATGCCTTGTTTCCATTCGTCTAAATCGTAATCAAACAAATCGCTAAATTTCCAATCGAATTGATATTCTTTCATATCATCGGAAACAAGTGCGTCACCGATTTTCTTTCCTAATTGAAATCCAGCCGCCGTTGCCACTATAGCCGCCGCAAGAGAAGTGAATATCGTTGCAGCTATTTGTCCAGCCGTAGCTTCTCCTAATGCGGTGATACTCCCTTTCATAAGCCCCGGGACAGCTGAAAATGATGAACCGATAGCGGAAGCCATTCCGCCAGCTACACCAGACCATGTTGCTTCTACTCCTAATTTTGCTGCAAGCTTTTCAACAATCTTGTTTGATATTGTTTGTAGCGCCTCTTTCGCTTTTGAGGTTAATGCTTTTGCACCATTAACCACATTTTCCACCAAAGTCTTTACACCCTCGACAAGTTTATTGTTTCCGTCTGCATCTAATATCGCCTCTTTCAACTTTCCTTTTACTTTAGTAGAAATTGCACTAAATGCCTTTTTATGTAATTTAGTCCCTTTTAAAAGTAAAAACAATCCTGCAAATGCGGTTTCTAATGGTGCAACTTTTGCAATCCCTTTAATCGCTTTAGCAAGTGCAGACACAATCGTCCCTGCCAGACTTGCAAGGTCTAAAGCTATTTCTCCAAAATTGATACCAGAGATAAAATCTCCTATATCCTGCCCTATCTCGTTCCAGTCTATATCTTTTATGAGTTTTTTAATTCCATCAATCAAGGATGTTGCAAGCGTACCTAACTTCGTTCCTATATCTTTCCAATCTATGTTTGAAACAAATCCGTTGATACTGTTGGCAATATCTTCCCACGGCACGCCCTCAACTACGTCTATTCCAAATTGCAACAATGCTGACGCAAAATCACTAAAACTTTTCCCTAATTCTTCAAAGTTTATGTTATCAAGTATATCCTTAAATGCTTTTCCTATGTCTGCACCGTCAAGTCCCTCTATAAGCATTGTTAAAGAAGTCAGAATACCTTTTGACGCTTCAAAAATAGTCTTTCCTATCTTCTCCCAACCATTCAATCCAGTTTTTTTATCGACTTCATTCATTTCATCAAGCCAATTTTGCACACCGAAAAGAAGCTGTTTCCCCAGCTTTTCCCATCCCTTATCTTTGGTAAATTCGTCTACAAGTCCAAAAACGAGGTCTATTCCTGCTCTAAGAGCCGCACCAAACGCTCTGAACATTTCAGCGATAGCACTTGTTTCTAAAAATCCTTTTAATGCTTTTGAAAACTGTCTGCCTAATTTGTCCCAATCGACTTTTTTAAGGAATAGTGTTACGGATTGTGCTATACTCTTTAACGCATTTCCGATTACTTTTCCAAGTTTTTCCCATTTTAACTTGTTTACCAACTCATTAAATGCTGTCGCAAGTATCTTGGCAACTTTCTTCATTCCGCTGTCAATCTTAGGCCATGCCTTATCAATAGCGTCAATGGCAGTATTCAATCCGTCTGCGATAGCACCGCCTATCTTCGTTCCATCCCCTGTTTCCCATGCTTCTTTTGCAAGGGCTTTGATTTTTTCCTTTAATTTCTCTGCGTCATTCTGCATATTCTTGAAATGCTTATTCCAGTATTTTTCATAGTCCGCAAGAGATTTAAGGAGTGCGTCATTCAAAAGTCCAGATACGTCACCGCCGCCACCGCCACTTGTGCTTGTGGATGGGGTTTTCCCACCGTCATTTTTTGTCGTGGTTAGATTATTCAGCTTGTCAAATCCCTGTAACTGCTTGTTGATTTTTTTCTGTGCCTTGTCTGCTTTTTCGATATTCTTCGTGGTATCTTGCACGGCAGAATCCATGTCGCCCCAACTATCCGCACCGCTTGTGTCTAATTCGGGAGTTTTGATTTTTGTATCGTTGAACTTGATTCCTGCCAGTTTTCCGATATAAGACAAACCATCATTGATGGCAAGCACCATTGCGTTGAGGTATGGCAGAACGGCTTCAACGGCAGGCTTTAGCAATCGTCCGATTAAGATAGCCGTATTCTTTAATCCTGCCTGTAACATTCTATATTGGTTTGCAAGCTGATTGATGGTGTCGCTCTGATCTCCCCATGCCACTTTAGACTGCTGCACAATGGCAATCTCACGCAAATAAGTTTTTTCCGCTTGCGTCATGGTGGCAACTTTCTTGTCAACGCCTAATTTATATGCGTACTCCTGCAAGGTAGCCTGTGTGATGTCTATACCATATTTCTTGACCGCCATAGCCATTCCAGATAATCCAGAAGTAAAATTCTGCATTACCTGTTCAATCGGCATATTCGTCAATGATGACATATCACCTGCAAGCCTAGCCATGGCTTTTGCACTTGTCAGTGACGCTTCTCCCATCATGCCCACAGAGTTTGTCATCTGCCCTATCTGTGCTTCATACTGCGTCATCTGTGTAATGTCCATCCCAAGGCTTTTACCCCCTGACATTGACAGTTCACCGCTTTTATCTATGTCGAATCCTGTCAGCTTGCTATTTAAGGTTTTTAATCTCTGCTCAAAGCTGTCTGCGTATGATTGTGCGTCATCATAGCCATATTGTTTGAATTGATTCTTTGATTCATCTGCAATCTTCGTGAACGCAACATCAAAATAGTTATATCCCTCAATATAATCTGACGCTGATTCAATTGAACCTAATAAAGTCTTTCCGATTCCCTTTAAGGCTTGAAAACCGATAAATAGCTTTGCCAGTTTGCTTGCCAGATTGTCAACAGACTGCCCCATCTTTGTAATACCGCCGATTCCGTTTGCAAAACTGGACGCAAATGCCTTGATTCTGCTTGCGGCAGAAGAAGCCATTGCGGATAGTTTGGCAAAGGGAGCAGATAAGGAAACTTTCTTCTGTTCGTCATCAACCTTAATCAATCCGTTTCTATATTCGTTTAATTCCTTTTCAGCCTTATTTAAGTCCTGATACGTTTTATCAAAATCTGCATCGCCAAAATTAAGCCCTTGTTTTGACAAATCTTTCAGCTTATTCTTTAATTCGGCAACTTTATTCCCGAGTGAATCTGTTTTCTGAATGTCCTCATCAACGCCTGTTGACGGTATCTTTAACTGGTCTTTATATCCTTTTACCTCAACCTTTGTACGGACAATTTCACTTGCTAATGCTTTCCATTGCTCCGTACCTACGGGAGTTGAAGCAATTTCCTTTTCCATCAGCTTTATTTCTTCTACCATATCATTGATGGTATTTCCTAAAGATGACTGGATTTCCTGCGTAGGAACGTCAACATTTATTTGATAATGCTCACTCAAAAAGCCTTTAACAAAGGACTGGTATTCTTCAAAACTGCTTTTATCATAATAAGGCTTTATGTTCAGATTGCTTATTTTACGCAATCCCTCACTCGCTTCATTGATTGATGATGTATCAATGCCTTTAGTCATTTCCTGCGTCTTTTTCTTTACATCATCAGCCGCCTTTGAAGCCTCTTTCATTCCTTTGGACATATTTGCCCCTGCGGTCTTTGTGGCATTTCCCATGTTTGAAATCTGTGAGTTAATGCCGTTCATGGACTTTTGGAGATTACCAAAGACATTAGAAAGTTTGGAAACGTCAATCTTATTCAATGCGCTCGCAATGCCGCCGATTTTATCAATCATTGCGTCAAGTGACTTTGCGGCTTTATCCGCTTCTGTTTTAACTTGGACTTCTAAAGTATCTTCTACCGCCATGACGTTTCACATCCTCTCTAACGAAAATAAAAAAGACCTGTCAAGGTCTATCAGTTCTTCTCTTGTAAATACACGATTTCCTTAAATTGCTCTATTCTGTATTTACAGTCTTTATATATATCTTTGTAATGCACTTCCATAGACATATCATCACGGATAACCCTTAAAATAATGCTTTCTACAAGAGTTAGTGTATTTAACTCTGTTATGCTTAAATCATCACGTTTTCCGTCTATGACACTTTTTGCCAGTTTTGTATATGTCATGTAGAGTTTATCTGAATGGGTACTTCCTTGTTCTTTCGCATATTCCACAAGTAATTTTATTACATCTGTTTCTTTTAAGCGGTTTTCTTTGTTCTCATTTCTCGTTTCAATGTAAAGTTGAGAATGATGTTCCCTTATGTATTCTTTCATTGCGAAAAATTGCCTTACAAGTTCTGCCTTGAATTTCACGACAATTTTTGAATTTCTAAGCAACGTCATAAGGAAAGTTGCCTGTTCTTCATTAAGCACATAAACCTTTTCTTTTTGACCGCTCGGCAAAGGTTCTATTTTAAATCGAACCTTTCCAGTAAATTCACTTTCATACTTTTGGATTATTGCGGTTATGGAATGATGTTTATTGTTTGTTCCCTCTGCAATAATCTTACTGGTTGTAAAGATTTCGTCACCTTTTGTTTTAACTAATTCATACATAATAATCCACCTTTCATTCTGCTACTATCTTTCGATAGGCTGTGTAAATTACTGTTATGCAAAAAGCGACTACACAGAATCGCATAGCCGCTTTATTACCAATATTTAATTTTCTTATCCCTCTAAAATCAAAATAGAGCCATTTTAAGGCTCTTTTATTTCTTCTTGGTATTCTTTTCCGCTACCGCTTTATTGTGGTTCAGAATCGCCTGTACGATTGCATGAGCAACATCATCTTTGTGTGCGTTATAAAGTTTGGAATCGTCCTTATCGTCCACGAAACAGACCTCAACAAGTATCGCCTGTTCGTTTGTCCTGTTGAGGAAGTACAGATTATCTCTGACTTTCACTCCACGGTTTGTAAATCCAATGTTTTCTAGCTGATTACAGATTCTTTTTGCCACATCGTATTTATCATTCGCTTTTGCTGTCAGATAGACCTCTGAACCTGTTGTCTTTCCGTTTCCTTTCTTGTCTCCTGCCCCGGAATTAAAGTGGATGGAGATATTCAAATCCACATCTTTGTGCGAATTGCACTTTGCACATATCTTCTGCAAAACGTCCGTCTGACTTTTTCCGTCATTACAAGTCGTATCGTATGCCTTAATTTTATGCTTCTTCAACAGTTCGATCACTTTCTTTGTTATGATTCTGTCCTCTTTTGATTCATCTAATATCCCTGTCGCACCGCACGCAATCTTACCAGACGGATTATGTCCACCATGCACGGTGACAACATCTATTTTTTTTAATGCCATTTATAATCATCTCCTTACTTTGGGCTTTCGGGAAGCCCCTGTGCTTGCAAATCTGACGCATGACACATCATTTTTACGATTGCAAGGTCAATTTCTTCATCTATGCTTAATTTTGATTTGTTTTCAGATTTCATGTCTATGTGGGTGTTCGGTTCTTTTAGATACTTTGATTTTGCCTTATTTCCTGCAATGATATGTTCTATCGCTACCGTTAATGCAGAAATCATGTATGTACCGCATATTTCCCACGCAAGAATATCCCTCTCCTGCACTTCCAGTTGGTGTGCATCATCATACGGTTGCAAGTCTGCCGGACAAGACCAATCTATATCCTCAATCGAAAATCCATATCCTTTAGTCACCATCAGCCAATGCGGTCTGATTTCCTTTTCGTATGTCTCCCATGTCAGTTCTCTGGGGGATTCATCGGGAATGTCTCCAGATTCGGAGTTGATGTCTCCTGTGTCTCCGTCTGGTTCTGTTCCTGTTTGAACATTCTCGATAAAAAACCTTCGTTCATCATTTCATTTACCAACTTTTCAAATAAGTCCATCGGACTTTCCTCTGTGTCTGTCATGTAATCATCTACCATGTCACAGACCTTATCCAACGGTTTTTCTTTATCTTCCTCTGTCTTATAGTTGTAACCAAACTCTTTTTTGTGGTATTTCTGCAATCCGACAAGAAGTAATTCCGGGATAAGCAACATCAGCTCCTCAATATCTTCTACGGACTGGTTGTCTCCTGATATTCTCGCAATCCTTGACATGATATGACTTTTTAATGTCGGAAGATATGCGTACTGGATCTTATACTCTTTATTCCCCATGGTAAGTTTTAACATCTAAAATTCCTCCTTTATACAAGAAAATACCCGGTGCTATGACCGGGTATCGTGTTGGTTTCGTTATTCTTATGCTTCTGCAACTGTGAATGATGTCGGATAACCGTATGCGTCCGTAGCTGCTACCGCAATCGTGTAATCATCCGTGATAAGAAGCGGTGTGGTACTCTCTGCAACGGTGATTGTCGCTGTCAAGTGTCCTTCTGTCGCTTCGTTCGGTGCAATCGTAGCTGTTCCTTTGAAAGCGTACTTTGCTTTCTCACCTTTTCCTTCCCGACCATAAGCCATGATAATGTCAAGGTCTTTTCCTTTAAGTGCATTGATTTCATCGAATGTATCTTTAAGGAATGTAACCTCAAATTCAAGGGAAGCTGCTGAACGTCTGCCTTCAACCTGTACCTCGGATTCATCTTCCAAAGTTGACACATCTTCCATGTTCTGGTCGCCAATCGGAGACGGTACGGAAGTTGGTCTACCCATAGGCTTAAATGTCCCTGCCCAGTACGGACTAGCATCTGTTGCCAGCTTTTCACGATACAACACTCTGGTTTTTAATCCGACTGTAGCTGAATTTTCCTGTGCCATTTTTCCTACCTCCTTATAAAAATGCAAAAAAATAAGAGCCTAAAAGCTCTTTTGGTTTTCATGTTCTGTTTTTTATATACCATGCTCGCCCATCGTGATTGTGTATCTCGCAATCGCCCTATGTACTCCGTTTTCGCTTTCGTAAACAGGGATTTGCTGACAGGTGAACTGATATTTTTTCATAATCCGCAAGACTTCATCTGCCACGTTCCGCACCCTTTGTTGGGATTGGTTGTCGTAGCAATCTATCTGAAACGTGAATGAAGCAAGAGTAATCGTGTACCGCTCTAAATCGGTCGGTATCTCATAAGGGCTTATCTGCTTGATAAAAACAAATGGGAATATCGACTTTTTATTATTGCTATCTACAACAGAGAAGTTTGCGTCTGTCATATTGTATTTGGTTTTCAAATCAGCGGAAAACTCATCAGTAATCTTCGTGAATACCCTCGATTGTACTTTGCTCGTCCACATAAGACACCTCGCTTTCCTCTGCTTCTCTGAAATCCTCAATCGATATTGCCCTTACTGTCGGATAACGCACCTTGTATAAGGCTTTATATCCGCAATGAGGGCATTTATGCTCATACTTCGTCAGCCCATCCTTGATGTAGACCGCATTGGTGGATTTCATAAATCCATTACCGCAACGGTCACATTTCATCTGGACTTGCAGAAGCCTCGTTCTGGCAACAACTTCCATTTAATCACCACTTATTTGAATATTTCTTTTGCTATCTTCTCTACGGATAAAAGCATTTCCTTGTGTGCTTCATACATTGGCATAGTCGCTTTGATACCGTGCGTTGTAATCCATTCCTGCGTTTCTTCGTTCCAGTAAACCCATGAGTCTTGCATTGCATGTATTTGACCAGGAAACGTCCCTACACCATACCCCATTTCTTCTGATTTGGGATTCGGAGTTGTATTGTAATGTATTCCTGCACC